CAAGCAATGGCATTATTTAAGCCTTAACTGTGGCATGTAAGCCAGTACATCAGAAGTAGGAGCAATGATACCCAAGCTAACGACATAGTAAGTTAATGAGCCTTGTGTAATCTCATCACCCTGTTTAACTATCGTAACGTTGTCACAAATCAATTTACGATCACCGGCTAAAATATTTATATCAAAATGTTTAGCATCGTAATCAATAAAGATAGCGTTGGTTAATTCAATGCTCGTGCTTGTTGTTGTTCCTGGTACAAGTGGAGTTCCAGCAGTAGTAACCTTGTTAACAAGAAATACCTTGTCGGCAGTAGGTGAGCCAGTTTTACGCTGTGCTCGCTTTAGCCCTGCTTGAATTCGCTTTTGTATCTGTGCAGCACTCATTATCCTAAGTACCCCATATTTTCCTTATACAATCCACCACCATTTAAACCGGCGTTAGTGTAAGGCTTTAACACCTTAGAAACTGCTGGCATTTGTGCAAGTGTTGGCGTGTTTGACCCTGCTTGATATGTCTCAGTGTAAGCACCTTGACCTACGCTAAATCCCGCTAAGTCTGCGCTATCTTTTACAGCGTTAGTATCAACACCATCATTAATAGAGAAGCTAGCTAGCATCTGAGCGTTTTTAAAGTCTTGTGGAATTGTCGTACTATCTACTAATACATCATACGCGTAAATATTTGTGCGAGGCATACAGCCCGTTTGTGTTTGAGGTGTAACTCTCCAGCCTTGTAATTGCTGTTCATAAGTGAAGTTGATGAAGTCATAAGCGTTAGCTAGGTTAGCCTCTCTATCAGGCTGTGTTGCAGGAATAGAATAACCTTTAAGTTTAGCAAAGGCTTTGTATTCAGCATCAGTTACCCATGAGTTAGCATTAGCAACGACTGAACCATCTTCGATAATTAACTGTGTGCCGATAGCTACAACGATTTGATCACTGTTCGCCAGCTCTCTTGACGTAATATCAGTACCGTTAACGCTTGCGCCATCTAAATATGTAACAGTAGCAAACACCTTGCCGACTTCTAAAGTAGCAGATAGGTCTAGTGATAACTCTGTTGCGCTGTCAACGAATACGATAGTCGGGTCTAAAAGTAAGGTGTATAACTCAGCACCAAACTGTACTTTAATATCAGTAGCTGATGTTAAATCTATTCCACCAAAGACAAACACAACGCGATTATCTTTATTTGCAATTACTAAATTCTGACTCATTGGTTTATGTCCTGTTGTTTGATAGATAGAGTATAACATTTATTGGAGGTGAAAAAAAACCCACTAGTAAGGAGTGTAACTAGTGGGTAAAGTTCGGGGCTATATTTTATTATTATTGGTTATTATCCTCGTCTAATTATCTTACAAAACCAACCGTTAACTTTTATATCTGCGTTATTAGCTGATGTGAATATAAACTGCCCTTTGTTATCAAGGGTATTTGTATCACCCATATAAAGGCCGATAAATGCACCTACCTTTTTAACGCCTGAGGTTTTATAGAATAATTGTATAAATGGTATTCGGTAGCTAAACCCACCTTGACCAAGCTCAAGCTCTACTGTTATTTCCTGGTTGGCTGAAGATGTAGTCACCACAATATCTAATCTAATATCAACCATATCTCCCAGCTTTAAATCAGACCAGTCGAACTCATCGTTTATTGCATCCCATACATCGGTAACACCTACGGGTGGATATAACTTATTGGTAAAAGTTCCGGCCTCGTCATTTGTTAAAGGTGTTGTTGCTCCGCCTGTGTGGGATATTGGCGTCGTGGCTGTTGCTAAATCATTGTAATCAAGTAGCCCTCCTGCAAAGTTATCTGTAGGAACAGTACCGCCACCTGATGTGTTATCTAATATATCTTGTAATAATTCATTTACGCTTGGCATGTTATCCCCCTATTGCTGTTAACCAGCTTTGTAAAAGTGAGTTTTTGTCGTTGCTATTTATAGTTCCGCCATTAGCTAAAACTATACTAACAAGTAAGTGATTGAGAATTTCTTCTCTGTTTGTTTGGGAGCGATTTGTTGACATGATTAACCCTCAATTAATTAAAATATGAGGGAATCATAAAATACGAGGGAGGTATTTAGAGGGAGTTGTATTGGTGGCTAGCTAGCCTATCGCTCCCTCAAGCGATAGATACATTATAGCTTTATTTTAGATAATAAAAAACCCCGTCTAGCGAGGCTTAATAATAACAGTTAAAAACTAAATACCTTTTTCTGCCGATACCTTTTTATGATCAACTTTTACAGGCTCTATTTTAGCTTGTCGTGCTAATTTATTGCAGTCATTTAAACTTGCTTGCTTTGGTAACTCAGCTGGGTGCAATGTTGATTTAAGATCTTCAATCTTATCTTCAAGCTTTTTAACTTCAGCCCACACAACGTTGTTTTCTTCTAATTTTGTTAATTCTTTCTTAGCCATGATATTTTCCTTATAAAATAAAGGAGCCGTTAAGCCCCTTTATTAATTCAGTTAAATGATTAACCGTTAGTTTGTAAGAAACATAAAGGCACGTTCTTACGTTCCCACACTCGGTTCCAGTTAGCTGCTGTTGCAAGTTCTGCAAGTGTAGCAGACTGACCAGCAACGCTAGCTGATGTAAATTCAAAGCCTAATGGATGAACAATATCAGCACGACGAGAATACAAGTCAGACTGACCGCCCCCGTTGCCTTTTTCAGCGCTTCGATCTAACTCACTAGGGGTAGTAGTTCGGCCCATGCCCGAAGTCACCGCACCAGTACCGAAGATAACTGTTGTGTAAGTAACACGGTTTGAACCAGCTACAGCGCTTAACGAGTCATCAACGATTACACGTAAGTTGCCGTACATTTGGAACAACGTGTTGTTATCTGCATCACGAATGAAGTCGATTAACTGTTGCTTACGTAAACGGTTGTAAACAACTGAGTGCATAGCAATAGCACTAAAGCCAGCTTGATGATCACCTGCTGTTTGTTGTGCGTCAAGGATTGCATCATTAGAAACCAACTCACCTGCCAAGATAGGTAATACTGCATCAGTTGCAATGTCGTGAACCATATCACCTGAATCATTAGCTACGTTATCAGCTAATAAACCCATAGTTGATTGAATCAAACGACGTTCTAAGGCTGTTGCCCAATACTGACCAATACGACCTGTAATTGCTTGAACAGGATCAGTCAATGCTAAATCAACAGCTAAATCCATTGTTGACCAAGATTGGTTTTGACTAGCAAGACGATACTTCATAATGCCGCTAGTGATTTTGTTAGGCGTTGAAGTGTTACCAGTCACATCATCAGAGTAATTTGGCTCTTGACTACCTAATGGCTTAAAGAATGGTAGCTCGCCGATGTTACCACCAACTGATGCCATTGCTGTTAAACGAGGATCAACAACCATAACGCCTGATGCTAAAAATGCGTTAAGTTCGATTTGTGCTTCTTGTTCTGCACCCATAAATACTAGTGGGTTGTAGATGTCTGCTATTTGTACGTTAGCCATGATAATTCCTTAAATTAATATTGTGTTTGAGCTTGCTTGTTCGCGTGAATAGCTTGCTCGGTTAATGTCATATCTTTACCACCAGCACTACTAGCAGATTGTGTTGTGTTCGCCCCTGACGAATCAACACCTTTTAAATATTGCTTGTAATCATTACTCTGCATTGCAAAGGTTTTGAATTCTTCAGCAGTTTTTGCCACCTCAACACCGTCGTGTACATAAGAGGTTTCTTTTTCGCCTTGGCTATTATAACTAATTTTTAGTGCATTTGACAACATAGCCTTTCCAGCGCCTTTGTGAGAGTCGTGAAACATGCCTATATTTGAATTAAATTCTTTATCGTATGCTATCTTTCTGTTTGAGTTCCGCTCTCCATCTAAAGCCTCTTGAAGCTTTGCTATAGTTTCTGCGCTCTCTTTTTCATACAAGGATTTTAAGCCATCCATATCACCAGCAAGCTTGAGCTTTTCTTCAGCAAGCATCTTTAGCGCTTCGTCCTTCTCATCAATGCGAGATTGAACACCGCGTTTTTCGCCTAAAATATCATCACGGTTTTTTGTGATTTTCTCGTTAGCATCTTTCAGGTCTGCGATTTCAGCTTGCATTGCTTTGATTTCTTCTTCGGTCATAATGTCCTCCAAGGACGGCTTGTAGCTACTAGCTACGTTTAGTTAATTCGTTTTAGTATTCTAGTATAACATGGTTTAACATTGCGCTCTTTAGTGGCTCTGTTTGCTGTGACGCTATATCTGATATTAGTTTGTATTTATATTTCTTATATACTTCGTGCGCTTCATGCTCGCTAACATGGTACCCCAATCGCAATCTATTACCTTGATAATCACGACAAGAAACCTCGAATTTATTACGCCTCTTGCAAAGGCTAGTGCCAAGCTTATATTTCCCTCTTGATGATTTTACCGTAAGGAATAATGAATTTATTTCTTCTGATACGAATATGCAATTATCCGCGCTGTATAATTTATTGCCCTGATGTAAAATATCTTTATCTAACTGCTTTCCCTGCCAGTCTTGTTTTACCATCCACGCCTTGAAGTTGCTGAATAAGTGCCAATCTTTATGCACTGTACAGTCGCTATATGTCGAGCGCTTTTCTATCGACTTTAAACAGTAGCACCTTTTTAGCATATTTCGCCATCTAGTATAAAACGGACATCTAATTTCTTTTTTGTTTATTCTTTGTGATGTCATGTAATCAGCATCATTGATGCCAACACTAAACACCATCTTTCTTTGGTTTATGGATAATTTACTTGCAGGAACTTCTTTGAATGTATTCATAATAACCTCGGTCAAGAGTAGTCAAAAGGAGTTGCACCAGCCATTGACTAAATGGATTTCGGTAATGAGCCTAGATGCAAATTAATCATATCACGGTTTATCTTGGGCGCGAAGTATTCTTCCAAGGGTGTTATCTCTTTGCTTCATTTGAGTTATGGTTAGGGCGTTGTTCATACTATCTCCAGTTTGTTTGGCGAATTCTGATGGGCTCATCTGTCTTAGTGCCTTGCCTAATGATGGACCTAATACAGCGTCTTGATCGTCTTTATCTAAACCCTTTAAGTTCTCATAGTAAATAGAGTCACTATCGACTGGCTTTGGTCGACGTTTACCATCTACATTAAATGATGATGCCTTATTAGTATCTTTAGTATCTAACTTAAACCTATCATCTACTTCATACGTTAACGCGCTTCTGCAATTAGGATGCAATGGCGGTGTAACACTACTCAACTTATTTGAGTTAGCCGGGTAAACCGTTTGGTCTAATCTTGCACACGTTCTAGATGTTCGGGAGTCATTAACCGCTAAGAACCGATAGCCTTTAAGTATATCATCATTCTTATCAACGAACGCTATACGTGCTGTATTTGCATAATGATTGGTACCAGTTATAGCTAATTGCTTAGCTGAACGTCTAGCTCTATCCAATACGCTTTTAGTTGTGCCTGATTTAGATAAATCCATTTGTGCTGTGATGGCGTTAGTTATTTCTGGTATTGTTGCGCCTTCCTGAAATCCTGCCATGACAATACCGTCTATCTCATCAGTCCACTTCTCCCAGTAATTTTTCATCATGGTGGAGTAAGCAGTGAAGCTATTAACACCAAGTTTAACAGGAGTGATAGTGGCAACGCTATTAACAGCAGCCGCAGAAGGAATTGTCGCATTAAAGTCTTTATTGTCTACTACTCCATTAAGTGTGGTCGCTGCAAACTCTGCTTCAAATGCACCTACAGCTCTATTTTCAACTTTAAGCTGTACAGTGTAATCTTGTAAGTGTTTACGTGTAGCCTCGTTAATCTGCTTTTGTATAAGCTCTTGTAGTGCTGGCGTTACTCTGCGTTTACGGTATTTATTAAGAATAGATACAACATCGTTTTCAATAGCCTCTAGAAAAGGAATTACTTTTAATCCCTCAGTAGCACCAACCCTTTGCAAATGAATTGTATGCTGAGAATATATAGTAGTTAGTATTTCAACAGGCATTATTCACTAGCCTTTAATGCTGCCAATTCTTCAAGTGCTGCATCTAATTGAGCCTGTATACTTGCTTGCTCTTCACTGGTGCCATTCGTTAGTAAATCTTGGTCACTCAATGCCTGTGCAATTGCTTCGTCGTCTAAATCGGTTAACTCAGCTTTGCGGGCCACTTCATTCAATGTTATAGCCGGTAAAATATTACCTTGAACTAATGCCATGTGAGCGTTAATCATTTCAGGTGTTAAATCATCAGTGATAAAATCAGAATTAAGTTTATATATTGATGTGCTTTCTTCACCTAAGAATTGAGCGGTCCATGTAAATAATTGCTTGAACCCATCAGTTATATTAAATGAGATTCTTTTTAATGACGACATAGAAGCGTTAGCATCGATACGTTTAGCGCCTAAAGTTTCATTGGCGTTATTGTCAGTTACTAATTGAGCGCCACTCATTACCATTCTATCTTCATCACGAAGCATTTCGGCAGGGATAGCACCAGTCGCATCTATTTGGATGATATCGACTTTGCCGTTAGCGTCTAGCATGTTCATGCCGCGTGCTCCAACATCTAATCCGTTAGGGTTCATCTCGTCGAAGTCATCTTTTGATAAATCAGTCGATACAACAGTCATACCTTGGCCATGAAAGTGCAAGTTATCACGGTTATCACAATCTAAAACAAAGTGACCTAAATTGACATTAGCTAAGTCATACAAAGGTAGCTTAGAGTATTCAGCGCTATTGTCATCAGCACCGAAGAATTGAAAGGGTATCTCAGTTAATGCCTCACCGTTAGCAACAGGAATAACACTAACACCAACCATTTTGTTTTTATCATCCCATAACTGGTTGTTGTATTTGCCGTCAATCATAATTAATCGACGAATATATACCTTATCTTCATACTCGAAATCATTTCCTGAAACTTTTTCGCTTCTAACTTCAGTTAATCGTATTTCATCAATAGACGTTGCGTTTCCAGATGTACGGAAATAAATAATACTTTCAGCTTTGTATTGAATCCACTTGGGTGCAAACTCACCGCTTTCATTTTGAGCAGCAGTTAACTGAACCCTATCGCCATTGTCATTCATCGGTGACGCTGGCATATCAACTAGAATACCGTAACGAGCAACAGCGATAATCTCATCAACTGTCTTTTGTGCAACTTCACGTAAGCCGCAACCTGTACCGTCAGCATTATCAATCAAATACTCTAACTTAGGTTGTATATCTGACTCAGGTTCTTTGCTCCAAATCATACCACCAAGTGTTTCATAAGTTCTGCCAGTGGCAGGAAACCAGCGACCACGCGACCAATACGAATTAACACGTAAAGAGTTTTGTTGATTACAGCGCTGTGCTTGTGCTGATGCTTGCTTACTCATACCTTCGTATGTAGTGAATGTTTTATATTGTGGCCCTGGTAAGCAACTGATTATTTTTAATACTTCATATTTACCAGCAATAGCCGCGCGTGTTTGTTGGCGCAACTCTTCTTGCTCTAAATAATTTGAATCTGTTTTGTGTAGTGACATTATCAAAGCCTTATGTGATTTTGTTTATTATATCACTATTCGATAAATAATTTAAACTTACCTTGCTATAGTGTCAAATGGTGTTATTATAATGTCATAAGATAGCAAATACAGGGGTTATGAATGAAACAAGTAAAAATAAATAAACAGAAGGTATGGCGTAAAACTTATGGCAAGCCGTTTATTGCTAGAAAGGCTGCATGTATTGTTAAAATGGCAGTTACCGCGGCTGCTGGTGTGCAGCAAATAAGCAACCTAAACGCGGCATCTATTGGGTCAGCTCCTAAAGCTTTACATATGGCGCAGTCGGTAATCAATTTAACAAGGTCTATTATTGATCAATCAAGTGAGATGAACAAGGGGTTTGTAAATAATGAACGCGACAACACAACGAATAAAGTCTAAAGGTTATAACTTGCCTGAGTTTTTGAAGGCAACAGGCATTAGCCTTAGCACTTACCGTAGATATGAAAAAGAAAGTAATGCTAATCATGCAATGCTTAATCGTTTAATTAATGAATTGGAGAATAAATAATATGAAAACAGTTATGGATGCGGTTAATGAGTTTGAAGGGGTG